GCAAGGTGCAAATATTAACTCTTATACATATATTAAGGCAATAGCAGAAGAGTTAAGAGGTTTAGCAGTTGAATATAATGTTCCAATTGTTTCAGCTACTCAAACTACTCGATCTGGTTTCACAAACTCAGATCCAGGACTTGAGGATACTTCAGAGTCTTTTGGTTTGCCAGCGACAGCTGACTTTATGTTTGCTTTGGTCAGCAATGAAGAACTCGAAGGATTGAATCAGATTATTGTTAAACAATTAAAGAATCGTTATAACGATCCAAGTTTTTATAAGAGATTTGTTATTGGAATTGATAGGGCTAAGATGAAATTGTATGATGTTGAAGCATCTGCACAAGTTGGTTTGGCAGACGCTGGACAAGATAAAGATGATACCCCAATGTTTGATAAGAGTTCATTTGGTCGCAGACAAAAGGCAGAAGGTTTTGATGGGTTTAAGTTTTAGGAGAAGATATGACTAAAGTTATTGTAGCAAAAGAAAAACTTGATATGTCTCATATGATGGGTCAATTCCCAGATGAGTCGCATTATGATTTCTTAATTGAAGAAGATTGTGATGTTTATATGCCAGAGATTCCTGGACATCCAGAGATGACATACTCTGAGGAAAGAATTGTTTTGAAGTTTCGTAAGAACTACTTTAGTAAAGAACAACAAGACCAAGCATATATTGGACTTCGTGAAGCAGCAACTGAAACTCAGAACAGAGGTATGGCTGCAGGTCCAAGAGCAGAGAAGTTGGGTAATCGTGAGTGGGTCACTGAATACGAATCAGAAATTATTGATTACTTCTTGAATCCAAAGGCATCGTTGGACGGAGATCCAATTGATGTTATTAAAGCCAAACACGAAGGCAAGACTGACAAACCATCCACAAGAAATAATGTTTGGGGTATTCAAGCAGTTAAGAGAGACGGATTTGTATTTAATACATGGGTTGAGAAAGTTCGTAAACTAGATGCATCCGAAATGGTCACTGAGGCAAGACGAGTTGAGAAAGCATATGTATGCGCAACTACCTATGCCAATGGTGTTATGTCTGGTATTGCTGGATGGTTCGATCGTTATCCTCGCATTCCTTATGGTCGTGCAACATCTTATACTGCTCGTGAACCAGCAAAGTTTGCCATGGGATATCCATTCTTACAGCAACTTGCTCAAGGTTTCAAAGATTTGTTGCCATGGAGATACAATAATCAAATGGAAGCAGCAAAGAAACTAGATCCTGCATTCTTAGTTCCTGGAACTCCATTCACTACTGTTACTGTTAATAAATCTTTTAGAACTGCATGTCACTACGACGCAGGTGACTTTACTGCTGGTCTATCCAATCTATTGACTCTAACAAACAATGGTAACTATACAGGTTGTTATTTGGTAGCACCAGAGTATCGTGTTGCTGTCAATCCAAGACCTGGAGATTTACTATTAATTAACAATCATGAAGTTATGCATGGCAATACTCAGATTCAATTACTCGATGAAGAAGCAGAGAGAATCTCATTAGTTGTTTACTTCCGTGAGAAGATGCTTGAGTTGGGTTCAAAGCAATACGAAGATTGTCGTTATGATTTTGTTGAACACCGAAGACTTAACAAAGAACATCCTGACCAAAAATATGAAGATGGTTCTCAACGACATCTTTGGAATGGTGTTAGTTCTTCTATGTGGGAGTCTGACGAATGGTATGAATACCTTGAGACAAAACTTGGTCATGATACTCTAATGAAGTATCATCCAGAATCACAAAAGGCAAATTCACTTGAAGGATTCTTCTAATGTGTTCAGTCATTGGCGCAATTATTAAAGAACCTCGTGCCGAGGATTTCTTAATGCTTCATCGTGTGTTCCTTGAGTCCAAGATTCGAGGGATGCACGCTACTGGCATTGCTTATGTTAAGAACAATGAGATTGTTATTGACAAACGACCAGTTCCTGCTGATGAGTTTCCCTTTAACTTTCCAAGTTATGTCAATGAGGATGGAAATCTTTATCTTATCGGGCATTGTAGATATAGTACCAGTGATTTAGAATTCAATCAACCAATTGGCAATCAAGATCAAGCTGTTGTTCACAATGGTGTTATCACCCAAGAGTTACCAGAAAACTGGAAAGAACTATATGGGTATACTTGCACAACCAAAAATGATAGTGAATTGGTATTGCATTCTGATTCACCACTAGAAGAATTCCCAGATATGTCCATGGGTGTTTGCGAATTAACCAGTGATAAGAAGTTGCTAGTTTATCGCAATGGTAAGCGTCCATTATATTTGACATCTATCTCAAATGGATGTATAATTACTTCTACTGCTGATATTCCAAAACGAGCAGAAGTTCCAGGATTTCCAATTAATATTTTAATGAACCATTATTTTACATTTGATGAGCGTCTTGCAATGACGATTGAAAAAGTAAATATTGAAGATGCGGTAGACTTACAATATGAACTTTGTTAATTCAACGAGAGTTGAAGAGTTAATTAAAACTAGTCCAGCTGGTAAGAATACCAAATTCTTATCGGCTGCACATTCATTGTGGTATCGCTTTCATAACTATGACAAAGCACCACCACTGGCACTTGAAGTGAATGGTGATGTTGTTTGTTTAATCTTTGCCACATTTAATCGAGATGGTTATAGTAATCTTTACGAGATTGTTACACTTGAGGGACATGAAGGTAAGGGTTACGCATCAAAGTGTTGGGATGTATGGATTGACTATGCTGTAAAAGAAAGAAAGATGACTCGACTAAAGATGTCTTGCACTCCTTCTTCAGTTACATGGCACTATAAGAATGGTTTGATTTGGTGGGCAGTTGATCCAACAGGTTCACTTCGTTCAGACCAACCATTGTTTCCAACGAGAGCAGAACAGATTGCTTATCGTAACTTTGCCATTGTCAATCCACTTCAAGCATTGCCACCATACAAAGCACGAGATCAATTCCGTGCTGAAGGTTTGGAAACATATAAGTGGGGTGAGAAGAAGAAAGTAAAGAGCCAAGCAGCAATTGATGCAGTTGGCAAGGCATGGTTGAGAGACGCATTACTAGAACAACCATCACTTGAAGAATTTTTGTTATAATGGATTATAGACTAGAACAAAATCGCAGAGAAGCGTTCATTCGTTGGTATGCATGGTCATTGAAGTATGATGATTGCGATCCAGCGGTATGGACAACGAACTATCTCAACAAACGATACGAACATAATGATGAGCAGAAGTTGTGGTTGTGTTGGTTATATGGTAACACTTATCATCTACCCACTGCATGGATACTTATGAATGAGTTTCCTGATTTTGAATTAGCCACAGTTGATAGAATCACTCAATGGAACTCTACTAACTATAAGAGATTACGTTATCAAACTGACACAAAGTGGAACAAAGGACATCTTCCTGCCATGTTCGAGTCTTACCAAAAATTTATAGGAAGTGGAACACAACGTGATAAGATGGAAAGTTTTTATGCATCATCAGAGGAAGAGACTTTTGATAGACTGTGGGTTGGGGTTAAGTCGAGCCTGCATAAATTTGGTCGTTATTCCACTTGGTTTTACTTACAGCATCTTAAACATACTGCTGGCATCTCTGTTAATCCTACTTCTCTCATGTTGGACGATTATGATGGTTCCCGTAGCCATCGTAATGGACTTCTTTATGCCCTCGGACAAGAATCCGATTGTGATCGAAGACTCAGTAATGTGGAGTATTCAAACCTCGAAGTACATGCAAAAGAAATTTTGGAAGAAAGTAAAAGACGATTCCCTGACTTAGCAGGACAGATTGATTTCTTTACAATGGAAACCTGCTTGTGTTCATTTAAGAAACTATTCAGAACACACCATGGTCGTTACCTTGGATACTATCTTGATCGGCAAGCAGAAGAAATTATGCAGTGTGAGAAAGATGGATGGTATGGTATTGATTGGAATGTTCTGTGGCAAGCACGTGAAGAAACAATTGATTTACGTTTAGACCATAAGCGAGGAATTGATAAAGAAAGATTTTCTTCTTTCCTGAATACAGGTAACTTAGAAAATCTTGAGTGGATGTTTAATGATGAAAAACCTATATTAAATGGATTGGAGATGTTTACATGAGTGATGTTATTACAACGACTATACCTATGCAAGGAATTGTATATACTGGTAATGGTAGTGCTGGAACTATTAATGCATATGGTAATGGTACTACGGTATCTTCCAGTACACTATCATTTGGTGGATTCGATATGGAAAACTTTCTTGATACCCATTCGTTCAATAAGATTACAGTTGAACACAAGGTAGCAGAGTTCGAGTTAGCCAAACTAAAGGAAACTGTTCCAACCTATGCAGATGAGATTAAAGAAAACTTGTCCAAGAATCTTGCAAGGGATATAATTAAGAAAACTACATTTACTAAGAAACATAATGTAGATAATGACAGTCACCACTTTCTCGGAAGAGTATGGGTGTTCACTGAAGATGAATTGAGAAACTTAATACAAGAAGCACGAAATGTTAAATGAAAAAGTTACGTTTAAAGAACAGGTTACTATTAATATTAGAAATAATCCAATGAAGACTAGAAAATTGATAGCAGTGGGTGGCCAACCTGGAACTGGTAAAACTACTTTGTTTAGAAAGTTTATGGAAAATAAAACATGGATAGAAACTGAACCAGCTAAGTTAGTATCTGCCATGTATAATGTAGACATGGATCTTTATATTCTTGGTAAGTATCAAGAGGGTGAGACCTTTGCTGGAACAGATCGTTTATCAATGGCAGTCCAACCAGAAATGCAGAAGTGGATCCAAACACACAACTGTAATATTCTATTCGAAGGCGATAGAATCTTCAACCAGTCTTTCTTAGAGTTTGCCATGGAGTTACCCAATACAGAACTCCAAATTGTATATCTTAAAACACCCAAAGATATCCTAGAACAACGATACAAAGATCGTGGCTCTGATCAATCCGAGCAATTCCTACGTGGCAGGGAAACTAAATATAGTAATCTACTATCAAACTTTGACTTGATGTCCTATATTACTGAGTTTTCAAACACTAACTTAGAGGAGCAAGGGAAAGTCCTTTCATTTTTGGAGAAACATTTAGCCTAAATGTAAGACTTTCTGGGATTATGAAATTCCTAGAAAATGTACACTTCGACTGGATGGATATGTTCAACTTTTATGAACGTCCATTTAGGGCTAAAATAGTTCCAGCCAAGATATGGATCGATCTTGATAAGTACATCAACGATCCAATTGGGCTTGGTAACTATGCTAAGAAATGGCGAACCAAAGTAGAATGGTTCGAACAAAAGTCAACTGCAAGTATATATCAAACTCACATTGCAGTTGGTGGAGAGTATAATGCCACTAAAAGGCAGTGTGTAATAATTATACACACATCTGATTTTGATAAATTTAAATTCTCCCAAGACGCATGGGATCGTTTTAAATTTAAATTTATCCAAACATTACTGCACGAAATGATACACTTTATGCAGTACGATAGACGAGCAGATGAGTGGAGCAATTACGTTGTTCCTTATAAAAGGGTTGGAGTCGCCAAGAAAGATGCCGAGAGAAGGTATCTTAGTGAGTTTGACGAGATTCAAGCCTACGCCCACTGTGTGCTTCTAGACTATAAATTTTATAAGTCCTCAATTCCAGTTGAAACCTTACTGGCACGATGTAAAACCATTCGTGATTCTAACACTTTACATTACTTCTTACGAACATTCGACTACGATTATAGAAATAACGCTGCAATTCCAAAAATAATGCAGCAGATTATAAAATGGGAACGTAAATATCAGAAGGTTAATCGAACCTCTAATAAATCCTAAATAATATTACTTATTTTAATAGGGACAGTGATATGTTAAATTTTAAAGACTTCTTAAAAGAAGAAGCTGAGGGTGCTAAGTTAAAGCACATTACTCATCCTGAGGATCGTCCGCTAATGCACGGACACGACGGATTCGAGCATGCTCATGGCGCATTAATGCATGCCCATGAACATATGAAAGCTGGTAAGAATAACGCAAACCTTACCACCAAGTACGACGGATCACCAGCTGTGGTTTTCGGTACTCATCCAAAGAATAAGAAGTTTTTCGTTGCTTCAAAATCTGCTTTCAACAAAGACCCAAAAATCAATCATACTGATGCTGACATCGATCGCAATCATGGTCATGCTCCAGGTCTTGCAACTAAATTAAAAGCTGCATTACACCACTTACCTAAAGTTACTCCAAAAGGTAAAGTCTATCAAGGTGACATTATGCACTCAAGTGGCGATGTTCACCACGATAAGAAAACTGGCAAAGCATCTTTCACTCCAAACACTATCACTTATACTGCT